ATCACTTAGTTTAAATACACGAGAAGCATTAAATCCAAAATCATCTTTAGTCCCAAGCCAAGCTACAGTGTATCCGTTTCCCACTAAAATTTCAGCTAAGCGTGTCCATTTATCTATGGGCCAACATCGATTAAAATTACTTGCTCCTGCATGTAATGCGACAACTTTTTTATAGATCTCTTTTCGAGGAAAAGTAAATTCTCCCGGTCCAAAAGAAGTTTGTAATCTCTCACTAGCTAAACGATAATAACCACCCGATTTCAAAGCTCGCCTTGAATTAAACACTTTAGCAAAATCAATTAAAGCGTCAAACTTTGACCTTGCACTAGGATCATTGAGAGTCGAGGGTGAAACGTAAGAATGGACTCCACTCATGTGAGTAATTAAAGGTTTTTGAAACTCTCGGCAAGATACAGTAACTTCATAGCCCTGCTGAGATAATGCTTTCGCCGCCCCACCTAAAGCAATAATACAATCCCCAATACCTCCCACCATCTTCAGACAAACTTTAGCGGGAGGACTGTTCAGGCAAGTCAAAGGCTCATTCAGATTGGTGTGATGGCTAAACATAAAATTGGTTTGACTGAATCGAACAGTCGCCTCTCCAACGTATTAAAAAGAGGTGCACCAAGCAACCAAACCTGCACCTGACTTATGCAGTGTAATCATTGCCAGACAGACTAACGTTGTCAGCAATGACAACCATAGCAGGATCTTCAATAGCAAAGTCAAGACGGAAGTGAATCGTAAATTCAAATTTGTCCTGACGAGGCTTACGTTCAACTTCGAGTGTGAACTCTCGTTGAATAAACACGATCAAGTTCTGAAGAGGTGTCAGCCAGATTTGGCTTCCATCTGTTCCAGCAGTACCGTAAGACAGGTCTTCAGGCATCAGAGGAACTTCAAGCATGTTAATGCCCCAAGGACCAGGATGACTACCATCAGCCAAGGCTCGATCTCCGCCTTGAGTTTCACGATGAGACCAATCTAACATGTTCTTATCGAACGGACCACTTGGAGTGATCCAACGATAATCAGGCATTGCAACGCGGAATCGAGCCGGAATAGCTCTCTTCATTGCGTAATACAACTCTTTGGAAGGAGCCGCACCCGCCGCATCAACTTGTTGAGCAGCGGGAACATTGGCTTCCAAAATACGTTGCCAACCTTCGTTAACACCCAAGAGATTATTTTCGTCGCTCTGAGCATCGCCAACGGCTAGAGTCAAGTCTGACTCGATACCAGCGATTTCAGTATCAACCGAAATTCTCTTTGTGAACATGGAGAGAAGAGTATCTCGAATGCCACTACCTTCGATGTTGTCTTCAACGAAGTCACCACCAAGGTCAAAAGCACTTCGATACTTCGCCATGTCATAAGGCACCACATCTTCAGTAGGCGTCCGTGTGGTCGCTCTACTTGTAGTGTGTGCCCCTTCAGTAACAATAGAACCCAAGTTCAACTTATTGATCTCACCTTTAGGGTGATTAACTCGTCGAACTCGAACGCTTTTCATCAAAACCGAATGATCGATCACAAGATCAATAAAACGATCAGACTGCTGACGACTCATAATCGAGTTGGGCAAACTCGTATTATCAATCGCACTTTTCTGAACAAGTTCCTTCAAAGGAAGGGTCATTTCATTAGACATACATAAACCTCTCTCTTAAAAAGTGCAAACGTGTGCACGATTAGATTTAAACTGCGAACTGATTAAACATTTCGTTAAAAATGTCATTAGGATTGACAGAAGTGGATTTCTGAGTTTCCACTTTTTCGTCACGTTCCGTGCTGGAACTAGCGGGTGTGGTTGCAACAGATGTTGCAGTGGCCTGAGCGGCCTCAGCTTGCTTCTGAACAGCAGTAAGTTGATCTTGAGTATTCTTCAAGACTTCCTGCATTTCAGCCAAAGCATCTTTCTGGATCGTCTCTTCTGGTTTCTTCTCGATAATCGTCTCTTCTTTGGCAGGAGGAGCGAGAGACACTACAGCAGAAGCCACCGACTTCATAGCATCTGAAATTTGCTCCAAAATAGGCTGCAACGCAGCTTGGTTAGCTTTTGAAATATCAGCAATGAAATTTTCCATCGCACTTTTCTTCTGAGCCGCTTCTGCTTCAGCAGCTTTTTCAACCTCTGTTTTAGTCTCTTCAGACATGGGCTTCTCCTCATTTTCGGTACTAGATATTTGTGACAAAGGCGTGAATTTTCCTGCCAAGTCATTAACGAAATCAGCGTCTACAGTTTTTTCAGTATCGTCTTTTAATGGTCCTACTATAATATCCACGCCTTCGGCCATCTTTACAACGGATAGCTTATTTAGCTCTAATCGGTCTGAATGAAGCTGACGACAGTAGTATGCCTCATCTTTCTCCGCGACAGCATCGCAACTAAGATTGTGATGCTGCAAGTAGTCCTTCACATCCCCAGGAGATTTGAAAGAACTCTTGTAAAGCTTTACAATATGAGCCGACTTAGAAGCGACCGCGAAAGTAGAATTGATGTTGTCAGGCATGTGAACAACGCTGATCTCCATTAGATCAATGTCTTTCCATACCTTTTGAACTCGTTGCGTTTCGGAATTAAACCTAGACTCAATTTGAGCTAAGCCTCGCCAAGAGAAAGCACCTAGCTCACCACGTTGGATCATCTTGGCTACTTCAGGCTGTGTGACTTCCGCAAATACAAAAAGTCCTCGATCCCCATGTCGAAGATTGGGAATCTTATTCCGAGGGAACTTACTAATCACCTCTCGCGTCTTCACATCCCGAACGGAAAAGTTCTCCTTATCACCGGGAATACGCTCCAACTTGGCAACATGCAAAGAGGCCACTTTCCCTACGGAAATATTGTTGCCGCTTCCATCCCGCCAGAATTCATGATTAACCAGCAAAACAGGTGAAACGAGGAACTGCTCCAAATTGAACTCCTCAGGGGGCACCAGTTCGCCGCTACGGTCCTCCGTCTCCACAGAGGCAAATCCCTTTATGCTAACAACTTCGTCGGTCTCAGAGTCGATCTCCGTAACCATAGGCACAGAGCCTCGAACAATTTCACGAATAATCTCAGCAGGCATGTTCAAATCCTCTCTCAAGATATAAAAAATTCCGAAGAAACAACTGAGTATCGTATCATTCGGAATAAGGAGATCTATCGTTACATATCGTATTATACTATATTAGCCTATTTTTGTCAACAGGGTAAATTAAACAACGTCAAACTTCATTCCCTCCTTCAATGTTATCAAAGGGCTCTCTGCCTTTAGGTTGAGCCTTATCGCCCGGATTGCCTTTATCTGTCAACCCCTCATTAGGGTTAGGACTCTTCATATCATTCAACTCATCAACAAACACAAGAGTTTTTCCTAATCGTATAAAGTTTCTATCTCCACCTTTAACCGGAGGGCCAAGACCCGTAGCAGTCAATACCTGATTAATTGTCAATACACCTCTATCAAGGTACTGAGTGAATCGCCGCATATCCGCTTCACGATCTCGGATATCCAGAGGGTCAAATTTAAGCTTAACCTTAGTTACACCTAGACCTAATTGGAACAATAGATTCAGAGATTCTTCCCATCGACTTTGAGAAGGAGTGACAACTCTATCCTTATAAATCTCAGCTTGAGACAAGCCTTTTCCCGAACCTAGACTAGCCGCATCGTTGATGCCTAACAAAGCCGCAGATAGGCCATGAGCGGTCATAATGCTTTGAGAATTATTCTTCTTGGTTTGCTGGAAAGAACCCTCTTGTTCATCCGTAGCAAGCTTCTCAAAAGTAACTTTCATGTTGCTATTACGCAAAGGAATAATCAAAGTCTTATGACTTTTTCCTTTAACGTGAGTACTGAAATATTCAGTAATAGCCTTCAGAGCCTTATCAGATAACTTGGCTCCCTGCACAATAATAGCATACCGTGGAATAGTATTGTGCTCGAAGAACTGAAGTACGAATTCCCTGATCTTAGCATTAGCTATAACGTCAGTAACAGCCGGAACAACATCAGAATACCCATAGTAAATAGTGTTACTATGGTGCTTAGGAACCCACAGTAACTCATTCGCTACCTTATCACCCCCTATAGTAGAACTTCCCAAAGGCTTCCCGTTCGTCCGGTCAATAAGATTCCACTCTAAAGCCCCTCCCCTAGGAGCAAGCTCCCCGTCTTTCAGAGGATCATAAAAAGGAACCTTATTTGTTACAACATCTTTCCTGCCAACAGCTTTGACTTTACGACCAAAAGGTTGATAATAGTTCAATTTGTTATTACCAAGATCTTCTACAAAACCCTTCCAGCCCCGCAACACTCTAAGACGTTGAGCAGGCACATGAGCAAGATATCGAATCTTCATGTCTCGGGAGCGTACTACTTCAAAAGCACCCCACCCAATAGCTTCATAATCCATTGCGGCTCTAAACAAAACTCCCTTAAAGCCAATAACGTCATTAGCAGTTCGGATAAACTCCTCAACAGCATTGACTTGTAAAGCAAGCTCTGCGGCAGGAATCCCAACCGAAGAATCATCTCCCTCAATCTTGACGGACTCCGTTGCAGAGAGTTCATAATCTCGGGCAATACTGTCATTAACCTTAGTGACGACTGACCTGTAGTGAACAGGATCAACCTCTAAGAAATCAGAGAGTAGCTGAGGAGGATAAGGAGGTTGAACAAACTTAGCTGTGGATAAATCAGAGTCCCCCAATTCTGTCTGAGTCTGTGTAGTAGAATCCACAATAGATTTAGCCACATCTATGAGATGACTATTTTCGGCTTCTTTATGAATCCTCTCTGTATCAAAGCCCCGCATACCCTGATTAAGCAAAGCCTTCATAATATCAGAGTTATTTGCTACTACTTCTCCATCTTCTCCAACTATATGAACTTCCTCAATTGTCTCTTCTTCACCCTCTTTTTCAGCGTTAGCTAACATAGCGTCGTGAAGAGGACCTTCTTTTAAAACTTCTACGTCCGACATAAATACACCTATTAAGTAAATTCTGTAATTTTAGTTGACGAACACTTCATCTAAGATGGTCTCTTTGATCATCTCAGCAGCCAAGGTATCGTAGGTATCAGCAAGTCTATGGTGATCTTTCCCTTTAATCCAAGTGTAACGAGCGTTGCCTTTCTTATCAGTAACTATCTCCCTCACCGGCATACAAACTTCCTGCACGTACACCCCGGACAAAATACCTGCGTAGTTCTCAGGTAGAAGATTTCTCCTGTTAACCATCTCAGCATAGGACTTATCCATAGCCTCTGTTCGGTCAATATTTACAATCCTATTGTTTAAATCTAAATTCTTCTTTGTCTCTTTTCCCTCTCCCTTAAAACGACATAGCCACATATCACAGTTAGCATTCTCTTGTATCTCTTGAGCTAACCTAGTCTCCGGTCCAAAGTCGATAACTCCAACATCAACGTTATATCTATCAACAAGATTATAAATCTCTTCCGCAGACCTAAACTTACCTATGAACACAGCTTTCCGAGTTCCCCTAGAACCCACGTGAGAAATACGAACATCGAAGTTCTTGCCCACATCGATTCCCATACTACACGGTCCAGGGTGCTCATTCTCCACGATACAAGAAAAGTCTTCGTAATGTGAAAAGTTAAACGAAGGTTCTACGCATCTGTCAAGTAGGGTAGTAGTTACCTTACTTCCCGCCGCACTGTAAGGCAAGCCCAAACTAGAATTATAGAAATGCTTCATTGCAACCGGATCACCTATGGCAGAAGAGAACTGTGTCCACATTCCGGAGACACTATTAATCAAGCTAAAGCATAGAAATATATGATACCCCTCAATAGCAGAAGTGGGATTATGAGGTATCCACCGGCCCTTCAAACTGCCTCTGTCTAAAACTCCCTCACAGGAAGGACAAATGGCATGTACATCTCGGCCACAGCCTACTTCCCACTCTGAATCTCTCAGTTGGTAGTCAATTACGTTTCCCTTGTTATCTTGTAAAGAAGAGGTGATTGTCTCAAACCAATCCATCTCCGCATACTTACCACAGAATAGACAAGGTACGGCCCACTCCCTCTGATCTGACTCTCGGAACAAAACGCTTATGCCAGTATCTTTTTCACGAGGGTTGGCAAGATACCGTCTAAACTGATAAGGTGAGGCCCTCACTCTATCCAAAGCGTAGGTAACATTCTCTTGATTACATTCGTCTAATTCGTCTACAAATATCATATCCGCAGGGAATTCGGTAAAGTCAGCAATAACGTTAGAGCCAACATACTTAACTGTTCCCTTGCCGAAAGACTTCAAAGCTACCGAGTCGAAGAAACCACTGCCCATAATCTTCTTGTACTCAGGAACATTCTCTACGCAACGATTGATTCTGTTCTGTACGTAAGTGGTTCGAGTCTCAAATTTGGGCACTACGAAGAAAATAGACAGACCACAAAAAGCCGCCGATAGATGATCAATGATAGCCCATTCGCTGTTATGAGTTACCACGTAATCATCCATAATATAAAGATGATCATCATCATTTAATACGATGCACTGAACTTCACTCTCGCCTGAATACTCAACTGATTCAATTTTTGCCCCCAACGTTCGGACACGACGATGATTATGTGATAACTTCTCCCGTTTTCTTTCCAATCGAAAACAATCTACAGGATAAGGCATAGATATGTTTAAAAGATAACAGTCTTTACACTTAATCTTTTTGCCATCCTTAGTATAAGAAGTCT